AATTAAGTGAAGCACAGGATGATGTTACAAACATGATCCAATTCAAGTGGTGGAACAAAATGAAATCACGCAGTGAATTTAATGCAACTAAACTTGTTGAAGCACAGTGGACAAAAGCAACTGTATATAGAGCAATGGCTTCTTATATCCTTCCAAAGTTGTCCACTTTCAGACCAGAAGGGGATCCATTCAGAGAACAACTTGAATTTTATAAAAACAGGTTTGAGGAAGAATTTGATCTACAGTTTGGACTAGGCATTGAATATGACTATAATGATGATGGAACAATTGATTTGAACACAGACGTAAATGAATTTGATCAGTCAAGGCTTTACAGATGAGAGAACAAATTACCAGCAAGATTGTTGAATTACTTAAAGACCAGAGAAGTGTCAAATTTGGTAGAGTACAAAGGGATCCAATTATCCCTAGTGAGCTACCAAAAACTGCCTTCCCTGCAATTTATGTAGAAACAACTGATGAGGATATTGAAGACATCACTATGTATAGTGGTAGTCAGCCAGTGCGCCATGGCGTAATGGAAGTAAATGTGGTAATGGTTATAGGTGGCAAGGAACGTGATACTCAAAAGAATATTGCAATCCAGGCAACTGAACAAACATTAATGACAGACAGGAAACTGGGTAACACAGTAGAAGATTGTAGACTCACAAGAGTAGAGTCTGTTGTAATAGGTGAAAGCGCACCTTTTACAACGTGTAGAATGGTATTCACATGTGAATACTGTTACACCATTAACTTAGAAGGAAACTAAATTATGGCTTGTATTTCAGGAAAGAATGGTGCGCTATCAATGGATGGTGGCACTAGTAATATTGCACAACTAACAAGTTGGACAATAACACAAAACGCAGAAACAATTGAAGGCTCATATATGGGTGAGGACTGGCGTTGCGTCAAACCTGGCACACAGAGTTGGGAAGGCACAGCAGAAGCATTGTTTGATACAACAGAAGTATACCCTACAGTGGGTAGTGTTGTAGAAATTGTTGCTTATGAAGAAGGCTCAACCACAACTTACAATGGCAGCGTTGTAGTAACATCAGTTGAAACTTCAGCAGGCGTTGAAGATATGATCACAACATCATTATCATTTACTGGTAATGGTGCATGCAACATATCATAAGCACAAACTAAGAAAGGACAGATCAATGGCTGATTCAAAACAAAGTTTTATTACAGAACTAAATGCTGAAGTAGGCAAAGATCTGTCCAAGTTTGCACAAATATTATCACAAGAATTACGTGCAACAACTCCAATCAGAACTGGCCAAGCCAGAGGTGGTTGGGTAAATACATACAATGGTGGTTATGGTAAAATAAAAACCATTCCATTAGCAAGTAACAAAGTCCCATACATTGGAGTATTGGACAGCAATAAAACAAGCCAACAAGCCCCCTTAGGCATTGTTGAGCCTGCACTACAGAAAGCAACAAGGAGAGTTTAGATGAGTGTATTAACAAAAGCAAGAGGCCATTTTAAAGATCAATTGGCTGGAGAATTAAACAGTATGGAAGTTCCTGAGTGGGAATCAACCATTTACTGGAAAAGTATTAGCACGTTTGTTCAAGAGCAAAAAGTAATTGAACTACATGGCAAAGGTGAATTGGTAGCAGCACTGGTTGAGACACTGATCCAAAAAGCATTAACAAAAGAAGGCAAACGTATGTTCAGCAATGCTGACAGAGATGTCCTGATGCGTGAAGTGGATCCCAATGTTATTATTAGAATTTGCACAGCCATTAACAGTGGTAAAGAACAGGTAGAACAAGACCTGGGAAACTAGAAAAGGATCTTGATACACTATTTCTATTCAGAGTGGCAGAGTCAATGGGTAAGAGTGTTGAATGGATCCTACATAATGTCAGCACACTAGAGTTGGCAGGGTGGGCTAAATATTATGGCTACCTCCATACGCAGAGTAAGCAAAGGAAATAGTAATGGCTGATTATAATATTAACATTAACGCCAAGGACAATGCCAGTGCCAATATTACCAAAATTGGTGGTGGACTTGGAGGCTTAACAGCCAGCGCAGGCAAAGTAAAGGCTGCCATTGGTTTGGCAGCTGGTGCATTTGCTGCAATTGGTGCAATAAATGTAATAACTGACAAAGTTGACCAAATGGATAACTTGGCCAAGGCTGCCAGAGCTGCAGGTAGTGCTGCTGGTGAGGATGCTTTCAAAGGCTTCCAAGTTATGAAGCAAGCACTAAATGAAGCAGGTGTTGACGCAAGCACAGCAGATAGAGCATTCCTAAACATATCACAACGCATGAAAGAAGGTGCAGAAGGTGGTAAAGCCTTTGGTGAAACCTTTGAAAAAATGAAGGGTGCTATTACTGACAGCAATGGTGAATTAAAAAGTTCACCAGAAATATTACAAAGTATGATCAACGCCCTTAATGAGGGTAAAATATCCACTGATGAGTTCCAGAAAGTTGTTGGTGGTAGAGCTGGTCCTATGATCAATGAAATGTTTGGTAAAATGAATGGCAGTGCTGAAGCATTGCAAGCAACACTGAATGATGTAGCAGAAAACTCAAACATTGTGCCATTAGAAGCTGCAGAAAATGCAGAAATATTCAATGATAATATTGGTAGATTGAAAGAAGGCATGGGTCAGTTATTGACTGATGCCATTGCACCATTGATGCCAGTGTTGGTAAAACTGAGTGAAGATCTATTGGCCAAAATGCCAGCCATTATTGACACTGTAAGCACAGCATTAAAAAATTTAGAACCATTGTTTACTCTAATAGGCACAGTATTGACTGATCTGGTATTTCCAGTTTTACAAAAAGTATTTGAAGTATTGGGCACAATTGCAACAGCTATAGCACCATTGGTTGAGAGTGCAATACCAGGACTAAAAGGCGCATTTGACGCACTTGTGGAAATAGTTAAATCAATTGTAGGTTTCTTCCAGGGTGTGGCAGATAGTTTACAAGGCATATATGACAAAGCAATACAATTAAAAGATGGTGTAACAGGAACATTCAGTGGAATGGCTGACAGTGTTAAAAATACAACCAAAGATATGACTGGTAGTGTTACTGGTTGGTTTGGTGACATGTATCAAAAAGTTGTTGGTGGATCTATTGTTCCTGACATGGTAAATGGTATTATTGCAGAATTTATACGCATGAACAAAGGCATGTCAAAACAAACTAAACAAGCAACCAGTAAAACAATGACTGCATTTGAAAGTTTAGAAGAAAAAATACTCAGCAGTATGAAAAATGGTAAACTTGCAAGTGGAGACTTTGGTGGCTTCTTTAAAGACACAATGAAAGACTTGGTAATGGACTCACTACGTGGTGGCAACCAACTACAGCAAATATTCAGTGGTTTGTTTGGCAACAATGGCAGTGGTGGCTTTATAGGTAAAATATTCAGTGGCTTTAGTAACTTCCTGGGTGGTGGCTCAGGTGGTGGTGGACTATTCAGTGGCATAAGCAACCTATTTGGTGGTGGTGGAGGAGGTGGAGGCCTCTTCAGTGGTATTGGTAGTCTCTTCAGTGGTGGAGGAGGTGGAGGCCTCTTCAGTGGTATTGGCAGTTTATTTTCTGGTGGTGGACTATTTGGTGGAATAGGCAGTGCATTCAGCAGTTTAACAAGTGGTATTGGTAGTTTATTTGGTGGCTTCTTTGCAAATGGTGGTACACTGGGTGCAGGCAAGTTTGGTATTGCAGGTGAAGCAGGACCAGAACTTATTACAGGACCAGCCAGCATAACACCAATGAGTGATTTGAGAAACAGTGGTCCTGCTCCAGCAGTAAATATAACTATACAAGCAATAGACACACAAACAGGCACAGAGTTCCTGCTAAAGAATAAAAAGCAAATTGAGGGCATTATACAAAATGCCTACAACAGACGTGGTAAACAAGGAATCTACTAAACATGAAAAGAGTATTTACATTTCCAGACAATGAAGCAGACCATTATATTGATCCAGATTTAATTGGTGATGATACAGTAGGTTTTCAGAAACGTATTAAAGAACTTAAAGATGGCACATACATGGCCTGGCAAGGTGCAACACCCAGTGGCAGTGTAGATAATATTATGAGTGATTTAAGTAAGTTTAACAACGCACCTTGGTTGGAAAATGAAGGTGGCAATAATACTATAAACGCTTTTTGGAAGACACCATTTACAGCAACAGATATGGAACTTATTGAAAGTGATATTAGCAGTGCAACAGCAACAGATGGTGTAGATAGTTTGATTGAGTTCAGTGGTGACCATGGTTTTTATTCTGGTCAAAAAATGACACTCAGTAATTTTGACAACGCTTGGAGTGGTTTAAATAGTGATAGTTTATACGTTGACAAAATAGATTCAGATACAATTAAATTATGCACTGACAGTAATTTAACACTTCCAATACAATTTTATGATTTAGAAAATTGTGATGTAGATGCTGCAACAGCAACAAACCCTGCAATATTTCAAAAACCAA